ATCATGGCCGCTTCTCGTATTGCAGGGGTGCTCGCATAAGCTTGAGTCTTGTGGTCTGGGCCTGTGGCTACGCCATAAGGTACTACCTTGTGAAAAGTTTGATTTGTTGCTGTTCTTGCATATTGCACAAATGAATATCCGCTTGGATAATTATTTTGTCCGTACTGATACATGAATACTGGTATAAGGCTAGTTGTACCTGTGCTTGGCGGTATTGTGCCAGTAATTGTGTAAGTGCCGTTAAATGGCGCACCACAGCCACTTACAGTTATTGATTGTGTGGCTACAAATGCATTCGGATTTGCTATCATAAGTGTTGCTACGTTATCTTGTAATGCTGTGCCTACTACTGGGGCAGTGTTGAACCATAAATATTGATTGACTAAATCTTCTGCTGATTGACAGCATTCTTCAACTGTTGCCGATGTATAAAGTGTGCCAATACCTAAATTACTGCGTAACTCAGCTTCGGTTACATACGTGGCTGGCATCTTTACTCCTTATCTAAAAAAGCTCCCTAGGGCTAGGGCTACTAAACCCTAGGGATTATTTATTTAATCGGTGTTATCAGGTCTTCTTGTACTTGATAATTCCGTTAGGCATTTTGGCAAGTGTTGCCATGTATCCATAAATTGCTACCTGTACCTGTAGATTTGATACTACGTTTACAGACATGAAGTTTTGTGCTGAGCGATAAACTGTAAATGCTTCTGGTGCAAGGATAACAGCAGAATCATCATCAAATGTAGTAGCTGTAAAGTTTTTATCTACATATAGATCAAGTCCAAGCACTGACCCTCTGATCGACTGTGGGCCAACTTGACCAGCAGCGTTCATTGGTTGCAAAGCATTAAATACGGGTCTCTTTGTAGTGTCCTGAGCTCCGATCAAAGCGCCCCATTGTGCTGGGTTCGCAATGTAGTTCTGTGCAAAGTAACCAGTGTTTTTATACACTTCACGTGCGCCTTCTGTAGTAAATGCAACAATACCATCTAGATCAGCAGTTGTGTTTGTGCCGTTCATACCAGCTGCAAGAATTGCAGTTAGTACTGTGGTATCAAGTGTCTTTAAATATGCTTGTGTTAATTGATTAGTTAACTCCTCATAAAAGCCAGGATATCCTGCTCTTTCTAGAAGCTCAATAGATAGCGTATTCATGCCACTGTACTTAGATACAGTTGCTGATAAATAATTTGTTTCCATGCCAGTATTTTGTACTGCGCCGCCTTCGGCTTCTACAGTAACTACTGGTGCTACACCTGTACCACCGCCACTTGACGTAACGAGTGAAGGTACATTGATTGTCATACCGTTTGGTGGCAATACGCCCTGTGAACATGCATCAATAGCAGGTGTGCCAAAGCGTGTGTTAGTTACAAACTCGGCTAGATATTGTGTTGGATTAAATGCGCCGTTATTTGAAAATGCATCATCCGCTGCTGTTACATATAGCTTTGAATCATCATTACCTAATGCAGCCTTGATCTTATGCTCTGTGTAAGCAGCCATAGATGTAATTGGCGTACGAATAGTTGTTTGGATAAGTGGTGCTGTAATTGTTGGGCGTGCGGCTTCTACTGTAGGAGTAGCAGCCTCTGCCTTTGCTTCTTGTGGTGCTGTTGCTAAATCTTCCACAGGAGTCTCGCTTTCTTTTATTGGATTGGTGTCCTCTGCTTCGTTTTCACTAGCAGCAACTTTAGTTACCTGAGCGTTACTAAACGCTGGGCTTTCTACTAGGCTAACCTCTTTTAAGATTGCGCTAGTTACATATAAATAATCTTTTTTCTGCACAGATTTGTTTACGTCTACACCTACAGATAAACCATCAATTAGTTGCTCACTTGCAAGCACTAAAGCGTCTTGCCCTTGCATGGACGCACTGATTTTGAAGCTAGCGTAAATACCATCTTCTGCTTGATTAAATTTCTGCATTCTGCCAATAGGACGCTCTGAGCTGTGTTGCATAAGCATCTTAACTTTGCCTGGGTCACCGATCTCTATTGAACCTTTAGCAAAGACCACTTTACCTACAGAAGTATTGCCTACTTCCTCAAAGGGTACAATTTTGCCTGCTATAACTCTGCGCTCATTATCTGCGCTTTCTATTTGACTACTGAATGTAAGTAGCATTATCGTTCTCATTTCCGTTAGGTGTTAGATCTTCCATTTCTTTTGCTTGATCTAAATCTATAAGTCCTAGAGTTAACATTTTTTCTATTGTCTCTAGTCTTGCCTTGTCATCTGATCGTAGGAAAGTCTCACTTATGTTAAAACGTACAATATGGCCATTAGCCGTTATATCGTTCATGCTTAGGCGATCCTCTATAGCACAGATATAAGGCTGTAGTGAATAGGCTACAAACTCTTTACGACCATCAATTATATTTTGGTAAGTCATGCTGTTATTCATATCTGCGCTTATGTAATACGCAGGTACATTCATAGCTCTGGCCACTTGGGTGGCAAGGTACTGTTGGCTTTCCGAATACATCATATCTTTAGGACTAAAACCCACTGCCTCGTAAGATAATGTGCTAGTTAAATATGCTGTGCTTCTATTTTGACGTGCTGATTTCCATGCGGCTAATAATCCTTGTACTTGTGATTCTGGCATATCTGCGCCAGTGTTTTTAATAAATCCTGTTGCCATTGGTGTTGCAGCAGATACAGCTGCGGCTTTTTCTAAATCTAATGCACTTTGTATTGTTCGTGCAGAAGTTTGTAATACACCTTGAGTTAGTCCTTGAAATGTAATAAGTGAACCAATACCAGACATAGGTGCTTTAACACCATCTATAAAGTATTCGTCAACTTCTGTGCCAAACTTATTAGTAGTAAATGTAACTCGGTTATTAGCAACCCATTCAAATCGTGATGGTCTTAAATCATCTGCATATAATTCTGTAACACGCCAATATGCAACGCCATAAAATATAAGACTATCGACAGTCCACGAAATAGTGACGGATCGTGGCTGTCGAATATCTGGCTGATCGCACCAGAGTGGCTTCGTTAATTCTGCGCCTGTAGATTTTTTGTATAGCTCTAATGGTAAATAACTTACCACACCTGCAATTAAATTACGGCAACGAGATACAGCTGGTACTTGCATGGCAAGGTTGCGATCTAATCCGCCAGGGAAATTACCAACACCTGTAGTAAATGAACCATAGCCATAAGCTGTGTCCATAATTGCAGGGGAATATTGCGCTTGTACGGTTTCTTTTTTATTGGTTATACCCAAAGCAGACAATAGACCCATATGTATACTTTATACCATAAATAGGACTTATGGTGCAAGTTAGACAAGTATTTGCGCGGTTTGTTGTGGGCGTGTCAACTGGCTTACTACCATAGCCAACGATATTGCAGCTGTAACATCACCAGCCGATTTTCTACGTATTATTCGCCAAGATGCATCGTTAGTCTTAGCAGCACAGTTATTTAGATGCTGTACTAGGTCTGCTTGACCACTATGCACCATTCGCTGATTAGCCAGGGCATCGGATAAATCTGAGCATGCTTGGTAAAAGGCTTGACCCGATACATCTTGCATACGCCATCCGCTTTGCTCTAATCGTGTGGCTATTGACTGCGTGGCGTAGTGGTCAAAGCAAATAATGTGTGGATGGTATTTTTTTGCCCATTCATTTATATCGCTAGACATTTTAATCTCATCTATTGCAATATCACTGTGCCACAGCTGTGCTAATCCTACGGCTATTTTGCCATCTTTCATTTGACCCATAATTAACGCACCTGATCGCCTTGTCGGTGCAATATCAAAGGCCATTATAGTCATTGGCCCGACAGGGATCTCTAGCGTGCTGTCACTGCATGCTTCTATACTTCCATAGACCCAAGGGCTTACTGCGCTATCTACCCACATACAAAGCATCTCTGTTTTAGTAGCTTCTATGCTGTTAGTGCTAACACTTTCTTCAAGTGTTTGTTCTGTTATTAAATGTCCTAATGCTGGATTAGCCATAGACCAGGCTTTGCGATCATGTATTTTAGAATGCTGTGGTGCGCTGTATTCATAAAATCCTAAATTATCTGGTGGGTAAGATAAGCAACGCTCTCTTAGATCATTAAGCACAGTACTAAACCCGTCACCTGCGTTACTTGTCATAAGTGTCATAGCATTAGGCCGCGCCCTAGTTACTGGTAATGCAGCTGTAAAAGATTCTGGTGTCCACTCGCGTAACTCATCTATGTATAGAAAGTCTGCAGTCTTTCCACGTGGTGCATCTCTAGTCGCTGCCGCTATTTCATACCTAGCACCGTTATTTAATGTAATAGATTCTTGACCATTAGCAAGTCTTATCTGTCTTATCTGTTTTAATAGAAATTCATTATCTTGTATTGTGTAAGCAACTTGTCTAAATGTATCTAGTGCCATATTACGGTTAGAAGACATACCCAGCACGTTCTTAGATCCCCATAGGAAGAGATGCGACAGTATTAGCATACGTGCCAGGTGCGTCTTGCCGTTTTGACGGGCAACTAATATTAGAGCTGTTTTCTTACGCCACATACCAGCATCATCTACAGCTAGTAGATCATCTAAGACCCAGCGTTGCCAGGGTATAAGTGGTAGCCCTATCTTCTCGGCTAGATCTGCTATTTCTTGTGATTTAGATGGCCCAGTTAATAAAGGCGTGTGAATTCTAGGCTCAGTGCTGCCAATTAGTCCGACCCCTCGTGGCGTCTGTTTTACTTCGGTATCACTCTGCATCAAAGTTAAGCGTATCAGGTTTAATAAATGGTGAGTCTGGCACTGTTCGCACCGTTTC